ACTGCTGATGCCAGCATAGTTCCTAATTCTTCAGCTTGTCCTGCATCACCTTGAACTGACGAACCAGAAGCATCTACATTAACAACAATATTCGCTCCCCCTCCTAGATCGTTATTAGGAACAATACTTCCGTGACTATTTGGAACGAATAGTTCTGGGCCTTTTTCCCCAACGATATAAGGTGATCCCCCTGTTACTGGGCCTCCTCTTGCTCGAAATGGTACCCAGCCTTCTATTGCTTTTTCTGGTGGGTACAACGCCCTAAATAGCTCGGCATCTTCAACTGGATCTATATACAGATTATTTATGTTTTCTTCTCCCAGTAGTTCACGGATGTTTGCAAATTTTTGTTGTTGGCTACTTCCTACACCTAAGAATTTACCGAATGCTGTTCCTCCGAACATTCCTGTCAAAGCAGAGTTGACCCCCATCTTCAATAGCTGAGAAGTAATCGATCTAAATACATCTCTTGCTATATCTCCTAAACTCTTTGTCTTTGATATTGCTGCTTCTAAAGAATCCACAATTCCGTCTTTGATCGTTGTCCCTATAGCTTTATAAGCGTCTCTTACTTTCTTCACCTCATCGTAGTGATCTCTTGTTGCATGTAGCAACCTAACGGTAAATTCAATTTGATTTCTGTGCTCAATACCCTGTGCAGCTACAGCATCTCTTATATCAGCTTGGATACTTGCTTCTTTTTCTCCTAAACTTATTTTCTCTAGTATTGCTCCTCTTTCTTCTTTCATTTTATCTATCCACTTACCCCACTTAACAGCCATCTCATCTAAAGCACCGTTCATATTATCCATCGCTTTCTCTATATCATTTAATATTTTCTTCCCTCCTGGTAAATAAGCTATTAACGATACTGTTTTCTTAAGTAACCATGCCACAGAACCGAGTATTACATTAACGCCTACAACTAGCATTTGTACTAACTTAAGAATTGCAGCTAAAGCTGTTACAAACGGAGCTGCTATTATTCCTAATGTTGTTCCTACTGCTGCTAATAAGCCATCCCATACATTTGTAAGCATCGCTACGTTATTAGCTATATCTTTATTTGTTGTTCCAACTGAACCTGTTGTCTGAGATACTTTTCTTTCTAGTAATTGTTCAGCTTCTTTGAATTTACCTACCTTCTTCAATCTGTCTATTTGAAGTTCCAATTGAGCATTAACTCGTATGCCTGATTCCTCTAGTTTGTCGAGGTTAAGTGTTTGAGTTGCATTTCCTATGGCAACAACACGGCTATGTAATTGCTCTAGTTGAGTACCTAAAGAACTACCTAAAATCTGTAGCCCGAATCCAGGCATACCCATTAGGTTTCCTAACGCTGCACCTCCTACACCACCACCGACTGCACCGACTCCCCCACCAAATAGCATGGGGAAACCAAAACCAAGCATTAAGTTTTCTGCCCCTTTAGAATCCAGCCTATTCATACCCATCTTCTTACCTGCAAGCCTAATTCTTGCCTCTCTTCTTCTGTCTCTTCTTGCCTTACCTGTAAACATCTTACCCAGTTTCTTCTCTATTCCTAGTTGTTTCTGCATCTCCTTATTTATCAGTCTTTCGGTATTAAGTTTTTCCTTACCTTGCTGAACTAACCTTCTATTCTTTCTCTCTATAGACTTCATAATTGTATCTCTTGCACTAGCAGTCTTAATACCTTTTCTGTCTATTTCCCAATCAGCAAAACCACTAGCAGCTCTAGATCTACGGCTTGCCTCTACATTTGCACTGATTCGACCACGTATACCTAACTTTTGCCTTAAATCATTGCCCCTTGCCCTCTGTGCTTCACTGAATCTGATCTTTTCAACCATTCTTGCGTAACCCTTGCCACTCTCACCACCCTCTATAGGGGTAACATCAATAGTCCTTTTACTAGCATCAATAGGGAAAAGGGAATCAATAGGGTTAAATTTGACACCCCCTAAACCCATTAATGCCCTAGACGTTATACGTGCTTGTCCAGTTATCCTGTTCAGTGCCGCTTCTACAGGGTTAAAGTCTAGAGCTAGTTTTCTTACAGGTCGAGATATTTTTTCAGCAACACGTCCAAACCACATTGCTGCTGTGGTTGCCTTTTTAAAATCTATACCTAGAGCAATTAAAGCCGCAGCTATTACTCCCGAAACTAAAGGATGATGATTGTACGCATCTCTAAGTACATTTGTAGCTATAGTTAGTCCGTTTGTTTTCTGCTCGACAAGTCCTAAGAAATTTGCAAATTTTGGTGAAAGACTTATAGCTTTATTTACTGATACATTTACCGCCCTTATAGCTGCTACATAAGCAGTTAAACCAGCTCCTCCAGCAATCCCAACAGTACCAACCACACGACCTACTGCTCTTTCCACAGCCTGTCCTACTCTTCTTACTCTTCCTGGTCGCTTAGTTGCTCCTGGCTCAATTAATTCCTTAGCGGCTGGAAGAGCTTTCTGTTTTTGGGCACGTTCCAGTTCTTTATTGTATTTATTTAGTGCAGCCGTAGCTTTATCTATACCCGAAGCTACCTTGTCTGCATCAGCAGCTATTTTGCTAAACCCTTTTTGATGTATCTTCTCTAAAACAGTCTCTATCCTTTTTAAACTGGTGACTATCTGATTTGTTGCACGTTTTATCGCCTGGTCTTCGACCTTAAATACAATCGTCCTGGTATAGTCAGCAGCCACTCCTATTTAATCCGAGGAACTTCGCTTAGTTTACCTTGTTTGCTGTCTAGTAGCAGCAGCTCTTTGAACTTTGTCCTTTTCTCGCTCTTCTTCGTCTGCTTTTAATGAGAAATATGCGGACCAACCAATTATTTCTTCTATCGTTACTTCCCTTGATAATTGAGATAAAGTCATCCCTAACTCTTTAGCTAGGGAGAACATAAAGTACCAAAGTCTATTCGCTTTTTAGATCCGCTTTAGCGTTATCGACCTCCTTATCTGTTCCAGATTCAAGCATCGCTAATTGGATTTCTTGTAGGACAGCAGCTTCAACTTCTCTGCGAAGAGTTGCTCTATCCCCATCAGCAAATAATCTTTTACCTTTATCATCTAAGGCTTTTTGGATCATAAGAGATAATGCAAAATCATTTGCATCGTCACTACCTGTCTTCTTTTGTATGGACTCTCTTTCTGCAATAGTTAAAGGGTTCCAATATACAGAGAGAACTACTTCTCCGTCTTTTACTACTTTGTGTTGATAAAGTTGCCCAACTCCGAAGCTGCCCTTTAAGAGTTCTACTGCCCTAGTCATAAATAATGTAGTTATTAGATTATTACTATACTAGGTACTTGCTGAAAACTGACAAGATATTACACCTAAGAAATGTGATTCCTGATCATTATCTATAGGACCAGGACCAACAACATCTAGTGTGCGTGGTTTACAGGCATACGTATCAACATAATCTGGTTCGTTTACAGCAGTCATTCCTGTTATGACCGATTCACTAATTGCTGCCATTATTGAAGTCCCTTTACCCTTTGGAACATAAACATCGCATTGAACGAAACCAGAATAAAAAGCTGTTGCAGCACCTTGGTTTTGTTTTGTTGCTTGACCGAAATTAACTGAAATTACGACATACTCCAGTGATTTACCTGGAGCCGTGAAAGCCACGTTGTCATAAACAACTTTTACACTGGGTCTAGCCGCTAAAATCTCATCTGTAATGGATTTCTCTAAAGCAGCTCTAGCTTTAACTAAAGTCATAATTTAGTGTAACTGATACGTCTTTGAACGGGATCAGTATTAGGTATCACTGTAGACGATCCACCGAGTCTAATATCTGGTCCTTTATCGGAGAAGAATCTCTTTATTTTAGTTTCCATAGAGTCACCCCCTACACCACCACCTTGTAAGTAAGCGTTTATTCTAGATTTTTTAGATACAACTGCATAAGGAGCATATCTTGTTGTATTACCTATGAATACAGGTTTTTCCCGACTAAAAATATTAGGAACAGGGTGCCTCTGTTTAATTAATGGTTTGTAGCCAGGAAGTAGCTTTGCGTCTCTAGTATGTCTGTATTTTATCTTTTCCCACTCTGTTCCTTTTGGTGTGTCTGTTCTGGCGATTCTATTAATATCAGCTTTCCAGCTAGAAGCAAAAAACCCTGTTAATACTGGACTAACACCCTTTTTTGCATAGCTGGTTGTTAGATCTGCGACTACAGCTTTAACGAAACCATTTAATTGAAAATCTATTGTTTCTCCAAACTCTTCTCGTATTGCCTTTCCGAACTCATCAGCTTTCATCTCTGTGTAAGATCGCTGATTAGCCCTTCTAGATTTTGCTGCTCTTCTAGCCATTAGAACCTCACCATTACTGTGTATAAATAAACCTGACCACCTCTTTTTGTGTCTATATCTACGATTTGAGCTGTTTGGTTTGCGCCTGCATAAGTCAATGTCACTTCATCTTGAAATGTAGGTTGATTATCTCCTATTAAATCAGGTGTTATATATAACTTTGCTCGTCTTATTTCCCTTCCTTCATCTTCTTCTGCCTGTATAAATTCAACTGGTACTTTAATGTTTGAATAAGCTGTATCTGTTGTCGCTAATGCTCCTGTAGCAGTGTTATACGTGCCAGCAACCTTACGTGTATAAGTAATTGTTGTATCT